GTGCATTTACTGAGCAGGCTTTGTTGCAGCAAGAACTACGCACAGGAACACGTTACCCAGAGGGACGTACTGGAAACATTGATGCTTCCATTATCACTGGTCAAGGTGTTCAAGCACTTATGGGTGGATTTGATACACAGGTTAAATCTGCTCAGGCTATTTTTGCTTCTGCATTACGAGATGTTATCTCTGTATGTTTTGAAGTAGATGAGAAGTTTTTTGATTTTGAAAAGACAATCCGTGGCGTAGATGCAGGCTCTCCTTACAGCCTTACCTACAAGCCAGGCAAAGATATTAAGAGTGACTTTACTGCCGATGTTAGATACGGCATGCTTGCTGGACTTAACCCAGCACAGGGACTTATCTTTATGCTACAAGCACTAGGTGGTGGATTAATTTCTACAGACCTAGCAATGCGTGAACTACCATTTGGTATTAACGTAACACAGGAACAAGAAAAGATTGAAATTGAAAATATGCGTAAAGCACTTGTTAGTTCTTTACAAGCATATACACAAGCCATTCCACAAATGGCTATTCAAGGTGGGGACCCATCGGGTGTGGTAAAGAAAATTGCTGGAGTTATTAAGGCTCGTCAACGTGGCATACCAGTAGAGGATGCTGTTGAAGAAGTCTTTGCGCCAGAATTACCTCCTGCTGGTGCACAGGTTGAGCAACCGTCCCCTGTTCCCGCCGCGCCAGCAGGAGGCGCTCCTCAAGCACCGCAAGGTCCAGCACCACTACAAAGTCTTTTAGCAAGTTTAACTTCAGGCGGAGAAGCCTCAGCATCAGCAAGGACAGTTACGCGACGTTAGTTTAAGGAGGGGACAATGACAACGCTAGTAGCAATTCAAGGTAATGGTTGGGCAGCAGTTGGCTGTGATTCCCGTTCATCTGGCGACGATGGTCGCTTTATGGAGTTAGCAACACATAAGATTATTGAAAACAACGGAATTTTAATTGCAGGTTCTGGTGCTAGTCGTGGTTCAAACATTTTGCAGTTTGGATGGAAAGCACCTAAACCACGTGCTACCGATGACTTAGATGTGTTTATGACACAGACGTTTATACCAGCAATGCGTAAATTATTTATTGATTCTGGTTATGATATGAAAGAGGACGGAGACGCAGCAGCACATGATTCTCAATTTCTTGTTGTCGTTCGTGGAGTTATTTATCCTATCTTTGAAGATTATTCTTGGGACCGCGATGTTCGCGGTATCTACTGTTCTGGCAGTGGTGCTGACATTGCTCTCGGTGCCATTGAGGCTTTTGCTAATTCTAGAAAGCAAACTACGCCGAAGGTGGCGGAACTAGATATTAGAATGGCAATTAAAATTGCATCTCGTTGGGACATTCACACGGCTGAACCAGTCATAGTGAAAGTTCAACACGCAAAATGAGCAAAGAGTTTAGAGACAAAATAGAAGAAGCACTAAGAATCCTTGTGGATGAGGATGAGAAGGGGACTGATTACATCTGCGCCAATTGGTTATTAATAACCGAGTGGGCAGACTACGAAGGGTCCCGATATTTACACACAGAAGTTAGCGAAGCCATGACACCGTGGAACGCATATGGAATGATGAAGATGGCACAAGAGTACAACAGTGAAGTACTTGGAACCAAACATGAACCCGTTGAAGAAGAGGAGGATGAAGAATGACAACTGCGCCAGAAAATCGTGGTGGGATGCGTCCAACAGCCCCTCAAAATAATCCAGCAAACATTTCTGCAACTGGTGGCAACGGTCAATCAGGCCGTGCCACACAACCTGCACGATACATTGCAGGTTTGCCATATGGTCAAGGTGAATCAACCATGGCAACACAGATGGCTGCACCCATGCAAGGTACTGAAAGAATTGGAACAAGTCCTTTAGAGATTACTCCATTAACTGCTGAGACAAAGTTTAGAGATGAACCAATTACTGCTGGTGTAGATTTTGGTCCTGGTCCTGATTCTAGTATTTTAAATCTTCCTCAACAGCAAGAAAGAAATATTCTTTCAATTATTCGCCAGATTGCTCAACAGGACCCAACTGGAGAAACAGAATTAATTTATCGCATGCTAGAAGATAGTGGTGCTTAATGCCAGAGGTTCCTTTAGACCCATCTGTAGCAAAGTTAAATCCTAATTTTTACTCTGCTGCTATAAAATCTAATCTTGATTCTCAATCTAAAATGATGGTTGAGCAGTTTGCTTTAAGTTCTGTTAAGGCTAAAGAACTATTAAAGTTAAGCGAAAAAAAAGCACGTGAAGAGTTCTTAAAACTTGACCCGTTTGTTCAAAACAACATTCGTTATATCTATCCAGATAAAAGTCAGTTTGCTGAAGAAAAAGGTATTTTAGGAAATGTTTTATCTTCAGTAAAAAAGGCTGCACTAGGAACTGCTGCTGCATATGCAAGCCCTTTAGTTGCAGGTTTTAAGGCTGCTGAAATATATGGTAGAACTATTAATACTCCATATGTTGCTGCTTCTCAAATGGGTCAAGGCAAGCCTTTTAGTTTAAAACTTCTTGCTGACTCTTATAACAGTTTAAACTCTTGGAACTGGAAGCGTGTTGAAGATTTTGAAAAGCAGTATGGCAAGGCTTTAATTACTTTAGTCAGAGGTAATGTTGAAGGCCGCACAATTGGTGAATCTTTAGATTTATACGGAAAGCCTTTTGATGAAGAAATGTATGCTGCTATTTCTTTTATGGGCAATGAACCAGAAAAGTTCCAAAATCTACTAGACCTTGTTAAGGTTGAATCTCAAATTTCTTTAGGACGCAGTTTTGCAAACAAAGCCGCACCAGTAGATTCTCCAACCATTAATAAAAATTACTGGGCAACCAGGATGCTTAAAAAAGTTGGAATAGATTTAACTACAGAAAAAGGAACTAAGCAGGCTCTTGCTATTGCTCGTGTTAAAACACCAGACCAAGCAAAAGTTAAAGTAAAAAAAATGCTTTCTACTCCAGTAGATGCTGTTTATCAAATAGCAATTGACCCATTGACTTATGTTGGCGTTGGTCCTGCTGTTAAGGCAGTTACTAAAGGCGTTGGTGGTTTTAATGTTGCCGCTGGTGAAGCAGTAAGATTTGTAGGATTAAAAACCCGTGGTGAGCGTATGGCTGACCAGTACAAGTTTATTGCAGAAAAATCAGGTGATACTTCAAAGGCGTTAGACTGGGCATTTACTCAACCAGAAGTAGTTAAACTTTGGGATGACGAACTTGGTCCATTAATAAAAGAATACATGGATGCTACAAGTCCAACAGTAAAATCAATGGCTTGGAACAGAATTAAACAAGACTATCCTCAATGGAGAAGTAGAGAATTAGTTAAGTTAATTGGTTCAGAAATGAAAAAGACCGATGACTTTAATGCAACAGGTGCTAAAAGATTCTTTACAGAAGTAGATGATTTTGATTCATTCTTGAGTGGTCCAGTAGATGGAATATCTTTCCGCCGTGACGGTATTGTTACTGCTCGTTCTTCTAGAAACTTAACCTCTGCTTTAACACGAACTATATACGATACATTTAATCCTACAATTGCTGCTCGTTCTACAGAAGAAGCAATCCGTAAAAACGATGAAGGCTTAGCAACTATTATGGAAACCTTAAAAAAGGTTTCTGATGATTCAGATGCTCTTGTTAATCCTGATGTTTCAGATATTTTTGCACTTCAAACCAATGTTAGGTCAGCAAGAAAATACGCTTATCAGGTCGGAACAGGCTTGTCTCGTTCTCCTGGGCGTATTTTATTTGGCGACGATGCAATTAAAACAATTGAAGATGTCAGAAACTTAGCAAACCAGGTAATGGATACAAAGTTTGCTGATGCCCTTGTTGAGTTATTTATAGATACACCACCAGAATTACAGAGAACTGTGGTTCGCAACCTTTATTATGGGTACATGCTTAAACTCGGAATGAATGGAACTGTTGGTGGCAGAAGTAGTATGGATGAAATTTTATCCAAGGTAATGAATGATGACCAATTTACTGCTACAACTCGAAGTGAAATACCATCAGAATGGTTAGATGTATTAGAAAAGGGTGCAATTCGTTTTGAAAACGAAGTACCATTGCTATCAAGCAAAGGTGGTATTCAACCATCTCAATTAACAGAGGGTGTAGCACCGCTACCTTATGATTTACTTTATCAGTATGCCGCTGACTCCAAGCGAAATGAAAAGTTTAGATATTTTTTCACTATATCTGGTTTAACAAGACGTAACAATATAAAAAATCTTAACGATTTTTGGGCAAACTGGACTCTTTTCCCACGCTCTGGTACGCGTTCAGGAATAGATGAAACTTTCTTCTTTTCTTTGTATGCTCCTTTTTATGCTTTAAGAGAGTTCTTCTCTGGTTCTGCTATTAAACCAACTAGAGCCTTAACTACCATTACTGGTTCTAAGGCATCTCAAGGTTTATATACTCGACTTTATCTTAAGTTAATGCCTAAGTTAGACCCAACAAAAAAGATTAGTCCAGAAACTAGAATAGAAGCAGTAAGAGAACTAGCAAAACTAGAATCTGCTAAGCGTGGCTATGATGTGCCAGAAGCAGAAATTTCTATGGCGTTAATTCGTGAAAATATGGTTTCCCGTGCTCAGCAAATATATCAAAATACAGTTTCACCTTCTGAGTGGAACAATATTAAAAGATTAATGAAAAATAATCCAGTTGTATTTGAGTCAATGATTAACTCAATGGGTGCTCGTTCTTCTATTTCTGGAAAAATTGACGTAGATTTTGTAGACTCAATGTTTACTCCTAGTAATTTAACTAAAATGTATCAAGATGCTGGTTTAATTGCTGGAAATAAATACACCGCAAAGCAAGTTTCTCAAATGTCAGAAACTCAAATTGCTAAAGCGCACTTTGATAACTGGACTACACGTTTTCCATATAATAGCAAAAGAGTTATTGGCCCAGTAGTTCTTGACCCAGTACCTGTATTTTTCCGCAACGACGCATTAAGAACTAAAGATAACTTCTTAAGCGCCCGTGATGAATTACTAGAACAAATGGGATTTAGGTACTCTGATGAAGTCGAAGACTTTGTTATAAGTAACCCAACCGTTGCTGAAAAGTTCCTTTCAATGTTTAATACTACTGTTTACTATCGTCAACAGGGTATGCCAGATGAAAAAATTGCTAAGATTCACATTCAAAACATGCTTATAGACCTAAGAAATACTTTTCATGGTGGTCCAAATACATTTAATGATGAGTTGTTTGATTTAGTTAAAACTAAATACGCTGAAATTGAGCAGTTTAGAATTAAATCTAAAAAGAGTATGGATGATGGAGCCTGGTCTAATGCTGCTGGCAGTATTACTTACCAACAATTTGAAATAGCAACCCTAGGAAGACATCCAGTTAGCGGAGATGTTAATACACGTTTAATTAGTACGGGTGAAAATGTTGATATGGACATTTTTAAAGAAGGAACTGGTATTGGTTATTTAATTTCAAAACTTGGTAACAAAGCAATGGAAGTAATGGATGCAACAACCACGGGAGTATTCCGTCAAAAGGCATTGTGGATTTTTATTAATCATCGTATGAACGAATTAAAACCATATGAGAATATGTTACGAGCAAGAATTGAAAAGCAACTAATAGAAAGTGGCATGCCTGTAGAAAATGCTAAAAAAGCAGCAGCACTACAAGCAGAAAAACGAGTAGATGAAATTGCGTTTAAAGACTCAAGCGAAAAACTTATTGAGTATGTAGATAACCCAGCAGTTAAGTCTAACTTTGCTATGTCTGCTCGTTCTGTTGCTCGTTTCTATAGGTCAACAGAA